CTGTCCTTACGCTATTCTAATAACAGCGTTGCTTGCGTCTGCAGTTGGGAAAGATATTGTAAAACTACCTGCTGTACTTGTCTTATCTCCACCAAAATCAAAAACCGCAACTGATGGATCACCAGTAGCTGTCTCGTTGAAAATCATGCAGCCTCTTGCAGTAATTGTACAAGTACCAAAAGTCAAGTCAGCAAAATCCGTAAACGCAGTTGTTCCAGAAGTATTTGGTTCTACTTTAGTTAAAGTACCACCCTTTGCTGTGTAATTGGTTCCCGTTGCTTCCTGCGAAGTAGAATAAGCAGTGGTAGAAGCAGACATAGTAGCAGAACTGGTGTACAAAGCCAGTTTGAAAGTGTTTCCGCCAGTCGAAAAATTATGCTTCGCCTGTAGAAGTTCTTTCTTAAAGCTAGTACACATTGCCTGAGTTATAGCCATTATAGCCTCCTAATTATATTTGCAAGGTCTTTATGCCCCTGCGATTCCAATTCATTACCTATTGTACACATGTGGTTTTTAATTGCCTCTTTCATGTAAAAGGTAATAATAAAATAGCACGATTTTTTAAAAGCCTGTGCCTGTGCTTTTATTAGATCGGGAGCAGTATCTGCAACCGAAACCAATTTGTTTGTAGCCATTTCAGCAACTTCTTCTACTGAATGACCTCTATTATGTGTTGTTGTTACACCTAAATTACCTATAGATATTTCAAATGGCTCAGTTTCCATTAGAATTTCTCCGGTTCAGGTGGCAATGGGTCTTCTCTACCAGATATACCATAAGGAATAGCATGTTGCTTAACGACTTCAGACCACTTACAAACATTCATTCCATTGCCATTAATATAAGATACCATTGGATCATTTAAACGATGATAACCATATAATTTATCCTTTATATCAACATTAGCGTCTAACAAGTTTGATCTCGTAGCTATAGATACTTCTATATTTTTTTCCATACATTTAGCAAGCCAAAATTCACAACATCCTCTACCCATTTCTGCAAAATATAAATTTTTCTTATATATAAAATCTGCACCAAATATTTGAACTCTTCCAACTTTATTCCAATAAGCAAATGCTATTGCATATGCAACTGTATTATTAATATACCCACAATGTGAATCTTTAACTACAGAATCTATCGGATATAGTTCCAACGCAGGAACTTTTTTATCTAGTTCAGAAGTGTAAATAGGACATTTGGTTTTGGGTAATACTTCTCTCATCATTTTAGTCATATCACCAGCATCATTAGTATCAAAAAATCTGGAAACAGGGTCCATGACAAATGCTCTATCTGGTTTTGGTATAACACCAACCATAGCATTAATAACCCAAGTTTCATCAAATTTCTCACTATGAGTTATCGCCAAATGATAATCTAATTGACTTTCACCCATTGCAACAATTGCAATATTTTTCCCTTTAAGTTCTTTTATAGGTTTCTTTAACATACTTATACGCCTTCAATTCTTATTTGCCCACTACGATAAGCATCTTTCCTATTTCTACCATCACCCTCTATAATCAATTGTTGTAAAGCCTCTTTATATCTTTGGTCATATAGGCTTATAACATCAGCCTCGCCCTTCATAAATGTGTAGGCTTCAACAAGACAGCCATACAATAAAGTATCAGGAGCATTTGTTCCTAACCAACTTGTACCATCACTTGTCTCTGTAATTGATTGAGGTCTGTAAAAATAATGAATTTCTACTGTATATCCAGAATCAGGAGAAGGTCCAACTATAAAATAATCATCATCAAACTGAGCATAATAAGTAGGCAAGCCAGTTGTAGATGAAGATGGATATGCTTCTCTTATAAAATTTACATCTTTATTTAAAAGAAAAGTATAGTTGCTGCTTGAATCTAAGACAGCTAAAGAATAAGGATAAAGAAAGTCTGTAGGTGTTGCTAGATATGCATTAGAAGAAGTCAAAGTTCCTGTTTGATTCTTTCTAAATGCAGGCAACTGAACAGAATCCAATATCCTTTGTTCTGCTTGCTGTATCATAATCGACAGATCATCAACAAATGTGGTCTCTGTATTTTCTGTGTAATCTTGTATTGCAGATTTTAATGTTGTAAAAGTAAATGACATTAGCTTGTTGTTATAGTTAGTTTACCTATTTGACCTTTTAGTACCATATTATTCAAGTTTGAAGCGCCATAAGAGGAGTTCCATCCACCAATAGGATTCCAACCAAATAATCTTCTACTTGCTTCTAGGTCTGTTTGCGGTCTTGGTTTTCTTAAAGCTTGAGGATCAGTAACTTTTATCCTTCCTATTTGGTATTGTGGCTGATCTTTGTCTAAAACATCTTTTCCTACCAACATTCCGCTTCTTCTCTGATCTACAATCTGATTTTTTAAATCACTTAATTTGTATCTAAAACCAGTTCTATCGCATATCCCGTATGCATATTTTCCTTTTGCGTAATTACCCATTAATTATATCCACCCGGCACAAATCTAACTGAAGCCTTTACTCTATTTTCATCTGCTGCAAGCCTCCATTGTTCTTCATATTGTTGTTTTAGAAAAGGAACTCTTTGGAAAGCTTCAGGATTTTTTTGTGCAATATAATAAGCCAAGCCTGAAACCAGACAAGGTAAAAATAATTTAGGAATATCTAAGTTATTTGAAGCTGGAGTTCCAGCATCATAAATTTGTCTTAACCTATACCATATAACTTTATATGTTTGAGTATCATCTGGAATAGGGTACAAAGTAAAGGTAGTTGAACTTGTGTTTCTATTGATTAAAATTTCATTAGGTCTGCCTTGATCTAACTTATTAGGTATTCCAGCATAAGTAGAAAATGATACTCTTGTTAATTCAGTATCACTTTGAGAGCCAGAATCGCCAGCATCTGTTCTAAGATGATGCTCTAGTAAATCTATAGTATCTGCATCTAAACTATAAGTAGCTGTTCCAGCAGTAAGATCAGTAGACCCTGATTCTACTTGCCAAAGATTTAAGCCTCTATTAGCCCATTCAAGCATCATAAGATCAATACTACGCCTTGCAGTACGCAAATCGTAACCAGTTCTCATTTCAAGACCAGCTAATTCAAATGCTTCTTCCGCAGCTTCAGCTATATCTAAGTTGAAGTCGTTTGTAGTGGCTGTAGCCATAACTATTCACCATAATACTTGCGCCTTAATTGATCTTGGTACATCTCCACTTTACCACCAGTTTTATAAGATATTTTCTTTCCACGTTTTTTAGCATAAGCTTTAGCTGCTTTCTTGCCTTTTTCAGTATAAGAAAAATGTTTACTTCCTACTTTTGGCATTACTTATCTCCAGCTTTTTGCTTTGCTTTCCCTATATTTAATGCACAAATATCAATAAACTTATAAAGCTTTCCGATCCATACATCGTCTTTAGGTGTTTTAGTCACAGCAGCGATAATACTTGCTACACTAATAATTGCCATAATAATGGCTAAGAAATTTGCAAATGTTTGCATAATTATCTCCTTTTATTATAAATACTTATCATACATTATCAGGATTAAAAAGACCTTTAGCAATTAATGTTTGCCTATTAAGTATATGTTCTTTTTCAATATCCTGTTTATTTTGTCCTTGATACTTAACTGCATGAAAATCATCAACCATCATTAGGTTAATATTTTTATCATCAACATACAATTCACCAAGCACTCTTCCAAATTTACCTTTTTTATCTTTTTTAGTCTTTATAACTACTTGACCTTTATCTAATTCGTCTATTAGATACTGCTTACTCATAAGTCCTCTAACTTTTTCGTCTTTGTTTCTGGTTCTACTTTCTGGGGTATCAATACCATGTAGGCGAACACGACTGGCATAATGAATAGAAAAACCAAGATCAATAACGACATCAACAGTATCGCCATCAACCACTCTTTTAACTTCACAATTATATTCGTACATTTCCTATCTTTTTTTTCTAGCAGTTCTTGTTCGTCTAAAAGACCTATTTTTTCTTTTAGAAGTAACCCTTAGATTACTTCTTTTCTTATTTCTAGGATTTCCATCCTTATGATGTACATCTTTACCATCACCTTTTCTAACTTTCCTAGTCTTTTTTAACTTTGCTCTGCTAGTATTCCTAGCTGCTCTATTTTTCTTTTGTTTGGGTCTGCTTTGATAATTATCATATTCTTTACGATAATTCCTCTTCTTTTTACGCATTTATTCTTTTTCGCCCTTAAAGCTTTTAGAACTGCCAGAGGTACCTGCATAGAGTCCAAACCATGCTGCGCCTGCGCCGACAACAATAGATATTAAGCCCGATTGTTCAAATGAAGGTTCAGCTAAATCCATAAACCAGAAAGTTGTGAAATAGAGTAAATACATATAGACAGATAAAAAGACTCTTGGAAAGATTCTCCAGCTATCAACGGCTTGGGCTATAAAAATAATTTTTTGATAAGGATTATTATTTTTAACATCTTCTAAATCCCTTATCTTATCTTTAAGTTCACCAATTTCTTGAACCATAGCCATGAACTTACTGAGGTCCATTTCGACCTCATTTCTATCCATATCGCCACCAAATCTACCAGATGGGTATTGATCGTTCATTACTAACTAGGATTTGCGTAACTTTTATTTGCCCAAATAAGAACACTATAAGTGTCGCCACTTGTATGATCATTAGTAGTTAGCAATAGATCGCCATTTATTCCGCTACCTGCATTATTAGGTATTCCGGGCAAAGTCATACTACTTTCTGTAAAATCCCAAGTATCTGTCCAATCTTTAGGTGCTTGACATATAAACATATTAGTAGTTGCATTCCAGTATAAACTGAAACCCATACCAACATTGCTAAACCATATTTTATTTAGAACAACCCTGTTACAAGCTTGACCTGTAATTGCGCTACTTGTAAGCGCTGAAACATCAATCTTAGCGACAGCACTTTCTCCAGTGCCGTCACTAATATTAGTAAACTTCATTATCAGGTCTTTACCGCCATCATCAAGTATAGTCTGTGATGTAACTGCATCAGCCATAATTTACTCCTTATTCAAATGGAGTAGCTAATGTGCCATCACCATGCAAATATGCTTCGCAATGCCACACTGATGCTGAAGTTGCTACCAAACGGATTATTCCACCTACTAACCAACCCTGTGCGGCAGTACCTAAATCAATGGTGTCATCATTACTTGCATCAGGAATAAAGGTATTATTATCTGTTGCAGTTGCTGGATCAAAGATCGTAGCAAAACCAGAGAATAAATCACTGGTATTATCCGTATTAATTTGTCCTGCGCCTGTAAAAGTTGTACCAACAATAAAGGTATAGTTTATTCCTGCTGCGGCTGTAGGTAGTGTTACCACTATTCCTGCTGCCCTATTCAGAGTATAAACTGTGCCTGAATCTGTTGACTCAACACTTTTTGTTGCTGTAGTAATGCTACTAATATTAGAGTAAGCAGAAACATAACCAGTTGTGGTTATATTACCGCTAGTATCAATATCAAGATTTGTTGTAATGGCTCCAGTAGTAGAGTTCTTGCTAATTTGCTCAAACCCATTCTCTGATCTAACTGGTCCATTAAATGTTGTGTTTGCCATAATTAAGTCTCCTTAATAAGTCTATCGTCTTGGCTTAGTCTGCTAGGTCAGTCGATAGATAAAGTTTACCCTAGATAAAGTTGATGGGGGTTGAGTAAGAAACCCCCCCATCGCAGATTAGTCATATAGATTAATCTAGGTTCCATTCGTGCTAACTTAAAAGTCTAAGACGATCCTGAAGAACCATAGGCTCCTAGCGGATCAGATACCCCAAAGGAATATCTTTCTCTCGCCTTATACCTTACATTACCAGTATCGAAGTCTCCATCCATACTTGTTTCTAATGGTGTACGTGTAAAATGTTTTAATCCATTTGGCACATCAGTAATTAGAAACCATGCATTTGTGTCTGTCAAGAAATGATTGACAGCATATCCCTCTGGGATAGTGCCATTCATTTTCATAGCATTCACATCATTGTCGGCAGTTGCGACTCTGAGATCGGATTCTAGGATACGGGTAGCAGTAAACATGCTATTAGGCGGTACGATCAGTTTACGTGGTCTCGCTGCAATTAGGAGTCCTCGATCATCTGTCCAACCAGCGATTGAAATCACAGCATTCTCTAACGAAGTTTCGTTAAGGTCTGCTTGTGTACTCGGAGTATTAGCATTTGTTCCACCTGACACCAAAGGGTGTGAGGTTGAGAAGAAATCTACTCCATCGCCAGAATTGAATGAGCCGCCTGAAAATCCTTGATTAAAAGGATTTGCAGATTTTACTTGTTTGGTATAAGCCATACTTCTTGCCAGTGCTTTTGTGTATCTAGCAGAAAGAGAGTCATAGAGGTTATCCTCCATAGCTTCTTCTGTAATACTAAAGCCCATGGCAACAGTTTCATGGTTATATCGTGCAGTAAAAGATTCTTGTGCGTTATCATAACTGATAGCGGAACCTTCATCTTTAACCGGAGCCTCGCCAAATCCACTTAACTTAACTTCTTCCTCGAAAGATCGATCAGAAGATTCAGTTTCATAGATTTCAGCATGCTCGTTCTCGTACTTATCATATTCTAACCCAAACAAAGCATTTAAGCCGGGTAGAAGTTCTTTCAGTAGCTGTGCTCTTGAAATTGCCATTTTTTATTCCCTCTTAAATTCCAGTAGTGTTTTCCATTAGGTGACCAGCATTGAATTTAACAACTAGATCAGTGTATGAGTCAGCCCATGCATTGCTAGGTGTTTGCACAACATCAATAATCCTCAAAGGAAGAGTTGCTGTTGTAGCCGCAGAAGTTGAAATATCTAATGCGTTCTTGCTAGTACCAATTGTGGTAGAACCTGCTGTTTGAACAATCGCGCAGTTAGTTCCAAGAGTTGCTTGCGCGGCAGAGCCGTCAGCTTGCATCTCGAAAAGAACAGCGGGATCATCAATTATATAGCCGTATGCATCAGATGATGCAACGTCAGCAGTCCACATTTGGGCAAACGTTTTCTGGTTTGTATTAGGATCAGTATATGAGCAACCCATGAATATTCCAATTGGTGTAGCAGTAGTTGTGCCCTCATCTTTTTCAATAGTACCGGCAGTAACTAACTTAACAAAATCACCAAAGAATATACTTGTGTCGTAGCCACTAGCAATTTGATAGTGACGTACTTTTGCAGTAAAAGAACCACTAGCACTAAGTGTGCCAACAGGTCTAGCACCATAAGGTGTTGCTGAACTACTCATTTTATATCCTTAAATATAATTAAATAAAGGCAAACAATAAATAATTATTGTCCACCCCTCCCAAAAGTAACCTTAGTTCTTTTATCCTTAAACATAGGCATAGCAGGATTTTCTTCTTTCATGTAGTTTGAATCTACAGCACCCATCTGTTGTTCTGCTAAATTCTGATAATAGTCTCTTCTTTTAGCAACTTCTTCTTCTGGGGCTTTACATAATAGAAGTCCACCTACTTCAATACAATTTGGATATTTAGAATCCTCATCTGTAATGATTTCCAATTCAGGATGATCCTCTGCCCTTACTGGTTCCCAGCCTTCCCTAATTCTCGTAGATACATTTAAGTTGTCAGATTGACCAGCAGCACTGGTTCTAACCCAACGATAAACATATCCCGGTTGAGGGGAAGGATCAGGAAGTAAGTTTGGAGGTGTCCAAGGTTTACTTCGCTCATCATTTTCTCTAGTCTCCAGTGAGCGTGGAGTGCGCTTTGTTTCTAACTCATCCATTACTTTGCTCCTTCATAAATTGAGTTGCATATTGTTCCGGTGTAAGCCCAAGTCTTCTTGCGAGGTCAACTTGTGTTCTAGTTAACTGCACTGAGCGCTGTTTTGTGCCTGCTCTATTAGCAGGTGCTACCACAGTCGAAGGTATCTGAGTCGTTGCAGTATTCGACTCAGGGAAACGTTCCGGAAATCTATTCTTTACGGCTTTATCGATTTCATCATAATATTTATCGGCATCCCTTACAGGATTAATTCCTTGCCTGACTAATTTAGCATGCATACCATATGCTAAAGCAGTCATATCCTCATTACCCTCTTGTTCAAACCACTCATTGTTCCTAATATATTCTATTGCTTTAGGATCAAGTTGTGGGTCTTGTACTTGAGGCTGTTGAGGTTGTTGGGGTATTTGTTGTCCGTTTGTTTGCTGAACTCTTTGATTCATAGTAGGAACATAATTCTCTACATATGTCTTATCGGCAAAAGCTGAGTTCATTTTTTCTTGTGCTTCAAGCAATTTATCAGTATCGCCTGACTCATAAGCTATTTTATAGTCGCTCTTTGCTTTTTCGATTTCAGTTGTACTACGGGTTTTAAGGCTGTTAACTAAAGCTTCTTCGCTTCTTGCAACAGTACCTTTTAAGGATTGGTTTTCTTGTTGTAATGTTCTTGCAAATTGTACAGCTTCATCACGTGTTCTATTGGCTTGCTCTTTTGAACGCCTCTCTTCGTGATAATCGTATTTAAGTTTATCAATACGTTTTTTAGTTCTATCGCCAATTCCTTCAATTTCATCATCAACATCATCAGACGAAGCCCTAGAAGGTTTTTGATCTTCTTCTGGTCTATCGTCAACAATATCTATCTGGAGTTCTTTTTCAGGTTCTGGAACCTCTATCGTATTAGACTTAGCCAATTCTCCAAAATCATCTATATTTTCTGCTACTTCATTCATGCTCTTTGTATACCTCTAGGGTCATCTACAATAGCTTCAACAGTATCGTCATTAATTAATCTGAACTCTTTACCATGAATACTAATTCTAGTTCCACTAAACGCTCTCATAATTATCCAATCGCCTTCTTTGCACCATGAACCATTAGGAAATTTATTTTCATCTTTATAACAATCTGGACCCATTTTCATAACAAATCCTGTTACTGATGCAGTTTCTTCAATACGTAAGGTTTCTTCAGCTTTAATGATTCCACCTGCTGTTTTTTTATCTGCTTCCGGTAATGCTATTAAGATTTTATATCCTGTTGGTTCAGGTAATTGTGAAGCTGATTTAAGCTGAATAGCCTCATCTTCTTCGATTTTCTTCGCTGCCTCTGCTGCCATAAGTTGCCCTATGTTTGCGTCAATGTTTTATTAAGGACTATGACGTTATCCATCGTTTCACTATGAAACGTGCATATCTTTACGAGTTCATAACTTTATCTAAAGCATCAGTTATTTCACGAAGGGCGATACGTAAACCCTGTATATTACCTTTTAAACGGCTCAATTCAGACAAATCGTTAATTTCACCATCAATAATAATATCTGTAACTCTGTTTATCTCATTGTTTAAACGATCTGTCAAGAATTCTGTAAAAGAATAATCACTAGGCTCCATCTATTCTGAATCCTTGTCTATTAATTTATCAGCTATCTTTCTACCTAGTTCAGCACCCTTTGTCCTTTCCTGTGCTGATGTCTTAGCTATATCTGCACCGATCTCTGCACCTTTCATTTCAAGGTCAGCCTCTATCTTAATTCTTTCTAATTCATCTTTCATTGTTGCTTTTTGCATATCAGCAGCAATCTTAGCTTCATCTATTGTAGCTTTAGTTTCTGCTTGCATTTGTTTAATTTCAAGTTCTTGCTTCTTCATTTGAATAACAGGGTCTTCCATTTGTTCCTGTATTTCTTCTTGCTGTGCTTCTTGTTGATTTTTGCCTAGTAATTGTTGTGCCGCTGCTGCAACAAGTGTAGATAGCCTTTCTTCTATTTCAGGAGGTAATGATTCGCCAACTGGAGGTAATTCCGTACCTAGTTCTTGCTCAATTTGTTTCCTATACTCAAAACCTAAATGTTCAATAATATGCGCACTTAAAGCTGCCTGCATTGAATCCGCATTAGGGGCTTGTCCAGCCAGTTCTTGCACTTTAGGGTCTTGTATCATAGACATATGTACTGTTATATGTGATGCATGTTCTTGATATTGGAACGCCTTAACTGGTTTACTATTAAGAATATTCATATTCTCGCTAACTGGATCAGTAGGCTTAATGTCATCATCAAGAGGTACAATATCATCAGGATCACGTATGCCAAGAACCTCTAACATCTGTCTATGTAGTTTAGGCAGGTCATACATTTGAGGTGCAGTCTGTGCTAACTGCAAAGCGGCTTGATATTGCATGATTCTTTGCGCCATAGTCGCTGCATTTGGGTCTGAAACCGGAATTATATCGACTCTATCGTCAAAATCGCTTGCTTTTATTGCTTGATCACCATCAATTTCGTATTCATAGCCTTCTGGCATGTAATCTTTGATGATTTGA